CCAAAAAAGAGACATAGGACAAATACCACCAGGTACAAGACTTATTGCAGGATTAGACCCTGCGTCTACAGGTTATCAAGCTGCATTTTTGTGGGCATACAATATGGATGCAAACAAATTGTATATGGTAGATATGAACAATAGTTTAGGTGGAGGTATACCACAAGCATTAGCTGTAATTAAAGAATGGTGGAGTAAATATAATTTATCACATTGGGTTATTGAAGAGAATGGTTTTCAAAAAGCTATACGACAAGACAAAAGCATAAGAGAGTTTGCATCAACACATGGTATATTTTTAGAAGGTCACGAAACATATAAAAATAAATTTGACCCAGTTTATGGTGTAACAGCTATGAGACCTATGTACCAAGAAGAAATAATTTCTTTGCCATATCTTAGCTTTGAAGCCCAAGAGAAGGTAAACTTATATACAAGTCAGTTAGTATATTTTAGTTCTGCTAAAAATAAGAGCAAAAGTATTGGAACAAAAACTGACATAGTTATGGCAAGTTGGTTTCCAATGAGAGCTATAAGAAGAATGCAAAAAGAAAAATTTGCAGAATTAGGATATGAATATAGTCCTAGCTTTACTGGCTATGAATCTAGTAACATGGACTTAGATAACTGGAGATAAATGGTTTTAGATAACGACAAAATTTTTGATAGGATTGATTACTTAAGGTCAATCAACAATGACCAACTTGTAGATAGGTCAAGAATTAGAGACATTATGAATGGTGGCGAAGCTGCTGTTCGTGCATTGTTAGGTGATGCTATGAATGTAGAATATCACGAACTACCTGCACCTAATATGTTTTTAACTGCACTAGAAAGATTTGCACAAAAATTAGGCAGAAGTCCTGATTTAAAAATAGATATTATAAACGACAAAGATTCAGAGAGAGCAAAAAAGAAATCTGAAAAATTAGAACGCATAGTTATGGCGTATGACAAGTACCAAAAACTACACATGCAATTACCACAAGTTGGTAGATGGTTACCAGGTTATGGTTTTGTTGTATGGGTTATAAAACACAGAAGAGATAAAGATGGTAACCCATATCCTTATGCAGAACTAAGAGACCCATTTACATGTTATCCAGGATATTTTGGTAATGACCAACAACCAACAGAGATGGCAATTATTACTAGAGTTCCACACAAAGTATTAGCAGACCAATATCCAGAAGCAAAAAATATAATAATGACACAAGGTGAAGAAGAAGTATCACCATATTCTGTTTTATATAATTCATCAGACAGAATGGGTAGTTGGGCTAACTCAACAGGACATGGAAAAGTTGTAGTAGAGTATATGACCTCAGAAGGTACTTATGTATATTTACCAGAAAACAAAAAAACTATTGACTACATGGAAAATCCATTAAAGTCAGGACCATGTTTTGTTGTTGCTAAAAGATATTCATTTGACCAAATGCAATCACAGTTTCAACACATTACAGGTCTTATGGCTAACATGGCAAAAATTAATATTCTTGGAACTATTGCTATGGAAGATGCAGTATTTACAGAAACAAACATTGTAGGTGAAATAGAATCAGGGAAATATCGTAAAGGTAGATTTGCTGTAAACTATTTAGCACCTGGCTCACAAGTGTCTAAGCCAGTCAATAATTTACCTTATCAATTATTTCAACAAGTAGATAGACTTGAAAGACACTTAAGGCTTGGTGCTGCTTATCCAGTATCTGATGATGGACAATCGCCAAATAGTTTCGTTACAGGTAGAGGATTAGAAGAACTAGGACAATCTGCGTCATTGCATGTTAGAGAATATCAACAAGTATTAGCTGAAGCTATAGAAGAATTAGATGCTAAAAGATTAGAGTATGATGAATCAATGTTTAGCAATACAAGAAAACCTATTGCAGGTTATCACAAAGGCACTGCTTACAAAGAATCATATACACCAAGTTCAGATATAAAAGAATTTTATACAACTAGAAGAGTCTATGGTGTTATGGCAGGGTTTGATGAACCACAAAAAATTATTACAGGTTTGCAATTAAAACAACAAGGTATTATCGATACACAGACATTACAAGAAAATATGGATGGTTTAGATAATATAACAAAGATACAACAACGAATAAGTTCTGAAAAAGCAGAGACAGTATTGTTTGAATCTTTAATGGCACAAGCTGCACAAGGAGACCCTAAAGCAACTATGGCAGCTATAGAGATAAGAAAAAATCCACAAAATATGTCAAAAATACTAGATAAATATTACACACCAGAAGAACCAGAAATGTCAGAAGAAGAATTAGCATTAACAGGTCCAGGAGGATTACCACAACAAGTACCTGCACAAGAACCAGATATTGCTACAGTATTAGCAGGACTTGCAGGAGGACCAGGACCAGGAGTACCAGGACCAGGAGGACCAGTTGGCTAATATAAATAAAGAATTTTTTGATATTATAAATCAAGAAGATTGGGATATAGATGTTATAGAAGAAGAGGTACAACCATTTAATGGTGCTCTTCCAATAGGAGATATTGTTTTTCCAACACCAATTCCTGGTATATGGATTAATTTAAATTTAGGATTTGAGATAGAAAGACCAGAGGATTTAGATGGTAAGGAAATCTAGTAGTTTAAAAAAGAATACTGATTTAAAAGTAGATGGTGCGTATGCTGATATAGTTGCTCCTCCAAGAAAAAAAGGAGACCCAACAGGGCAAAGCACAGCATTAACAAATCAAGCAGATGCAATAAGTCCACTTGCACAACAAGCTGTTGATACAGGTGGTATGTTGAATTATCAACCACAAGATATATTAGGTATGCCAACAGACAGACCTGATGAATCAGGATTAGCAGATACTTCTGGACAAGAATTTGTAAATTTACCACAAGGTACAGATGTAGAAATACTTGTAGAATTAATTAAGGAAAAAGCACCAGTAACTAGACAGAGGTTTTAAATGTACATTTTTAATAAATGGAACAAAGACTTCTACCAAAAGCATGACGAATGGAATGCATATAAAAAAAGAAAAGATGCTACAAAAGCAAATACAGATGTAGAAGCTGTTACACAAAATTTTGTAGATTTAAAAAATCTAACACCATTAGAAATGGATGAGTTAGTTGCGTCAGCAGCAGATTTGAATGTAACACCACAACAATATTATGAATTGTATAAAACTACTAAACCAATAGAAGTAAATATACAAAATGGTAAACCTAGCGAATTAACAAATTTTTTAAAAAAAATACAATTAACACACAGAAACAATCAAAAGATATTTCGTGATACAAAAAAGAAATTAGGTTACGACAAAGGAGAAAAGTTTTTTGTACAAACTGCTTTTATGACATTAAATTCAGTGTTTGATTTAATACAAAGAGGTGTTGTAAATAATATAGCTACACCTTATTTTAGAATAGAAGAAGAGGTACTTGCTGAAGAAGGATTAACAAGACAAGATTTAATTGAGTTTGAACAAAAAGGTCGTAATGACAATCAACAAGAATGGAAAGCTGCAAAAATTCGTGCAAAATCTTACTTGCGTACAGTAGGTGCTATTTATGGGTCAATACCAGAATCAATATTAAACGCTGTTGGTTTAGATACTTCTCTCGATTCTATTCCTGATATGAGAGAAAAGTCAAAATCATGGCTTACATCACAAGGCATGGTAGATGCTGATGGAGAACCATATTTCCAAAAAACAGATATAGGTACTGCTATAGATGCAACAAAAGATAAGTTAATAGAAGAAATACAAATACAACAAAAAGATTTAAAAAGAGAACTTACAGACACAGAAAAAATAAATTTAGCTGTAAGTAAATGGTATGAAGTTATTACTGAGGAAGTAGACCAAGATAATCAATTTTTAAATTTAGTAGGTGAATCTACACCTGTAGCAGAAAATAGAAAACTAAGAGAAGGATATGAAAGAGGACAAATATCTAGTAATGCAGGAGATTTTGCTAGTTATTTAGTAACAGGTAATATGCCTGGCAGATACTCACCACAAAATGTAATTTATGAAGATACACAATTAGAATATGATTTAAAAATATTACAAGCAGAACAAGCATTTGATTTAGGTCAAATAACTATAGACCAAAAAAACACATTAGTAGATGAATTAGAAGATGAAAGAGATGAAAAACTTACAGAAATAGCATTTGAACCTAACAAAGGTTTAGCAGGAATTATGGGTGGAGCTATGAACTTAGCTGCTATGTATTACTCTGACCTATTTGTTATGTTTGCTAAAGGCGTAGGTCTAGCAGGTAAAGTACCTGATAAATTTGACGAAGTGCTTTCTGCAGCACAAGTAGAAATGAAAAGAGTTGTTGATGATGGTGGTACTGTAGCTGAGTTCTGGCAAAACAATGATGAAATATTAGATGGATTGTCTAGGGTAATAGTAGAAGGCAATAAAGCAGGACAACCAACATTTCTTAATTTAATTAATTCTGGTTTTAATCATAAGTTTGCTACAACATTAGCTAGTGCAGATAATCCTAATGTTGTTAAAGAAGCTCTGGTAGATGGTTTCAATAGACAATATGTATCAGACATGGTGTATGGTGGAGAATCATTAGGTAGAACAGGTCAATTTAGAATACAAGCAAAAGTATTATCAGATAATTTATTAAGAGCATTTAGTGATAGAGATTTAGACGATAGCATTCAAGCAGTAAGTAGAAGAGGTGGAACACTTAAAGAGTTAATTAATGGTACTGATGTTAGATTAGCAAACGCAGGAGAAATAGATATGAGAAATGCACAACAAGCAGTTGTTATGTTTGCAAGATTAGGTAATCTATTTAAAGTTCCAGAAAGTCGATTAAACAAATTACTAACAGATTTTTATGAATCTATTGATGAGGGATTGTATACACAGGCACAAGAAATTTATTATGATGGGTTAATTAGAACAGAAGGTGGACTGCAACTTAGATACTTGTATGGATTATCAGATAATGAAATAGATTTATTTTTAGGAGAAGCATTAAAAAAAGAAAAAAGAATGTTTTCAGATGATGTTGCTGATTTCTTTACGCCATCAAGAACTGACGAATTTTATCCTGTAGATGAAATAGATATATTAACTCAAAAACAATTTAGTGGACAAGTAGAAGGTATAGATATACCACATGAATTTGTAAGAAACTCTATAGAATTACTTAACCAATTTAAAGGTTTTACTATTGAAGTTCCAGATGTAGTAAAGATAATTAAGATGACATCACAAAGAAGAAGACTTAGAGCACAAACATTAATAGAAAAAAAAGGTATTGATGAAGTATTTGCTAAAGCAAGAAAAGCATTTGATGAGGGTAAGCCAGGAACATTTTGGGATGAAGATACACCTATGGGTCAAATAGTAGGACCAATAGCCAAAGGTTTAGATGACCCAAGTAATTTATTTAAAGGTCAAGAAGTGGTTTTATCAGCTATAGAAAAAGGAGCATTCGGTTTAGTAAGAGGATTATTTTACCCATTGCAATTATTAGGAAGATTTGCATATCCTGCAAAACTAACAATAGATGGACACCTGAGAGCATCAATATTAGGTGCAAGGTCTGCTTTTAGAAGTCCTTTAAAATTTGTAAGATTTATGTTTAATGATGCACAAGGTGTCATAGCTAGAGCACTTGGTTATACACCAGATACATCATTAGTAGGACCATATAAAATTACAAGAAAATTAGAATTTAAAAATCCAAGACTACAAAGTATTAATGACAAAATACCTGCATCAATAAGAAAAGCACTAGGTGTATTTCAAGACAATGCAAATTATGGAATACCAGAATTAACTTCGTTGTCATCTGCCTCACCAACATTTGCATTCGGTAGAAGAACTCCTGATACAGGTGTTGATTTAATAAATAAACTAGGACAAAAAAATGTACCAACACCAGAAGGAGAAATAATAGATTTTCAACTTGCAGATGATTATATAGAGGCAATGCAAGAATACTTATTTGAATATGTAGATGATGAGTTGTCAGTTATAACAGCAGCTTTAATGAAACAAGGTTTAGATTATACAGATATAGCTAAGTTTTATCAGGAGACACCTGCAGTTCAAGCTATTATAGAACAAGCAAACAAAATGATGCAATCAAGAAATGTATTTTCTAAAGGAACAATTCCTATAGTTACTAAAGAAGAAGATTATTTAAAATTAGCTAAACATTATTATCAATCAATTAACAATATAACTGGTGGAGACCAAGCTCTTAAAGATATTATAATTACTGGTAGAGTTGGCAATGTAGACTTGCGTAGTCCAGATTCTATGACACCAGATAATTTAGCTATATACAATGCAAAAGTAAAAAAATTAGTTATTAAAAATAGACAAAATTTACCTGACCAAGTACCTAAATTAAAACCAGAAGTAGATGAAAGAAAAGGTTACCAAAGAGCATTAGACTCATTGTTTTTTGCTACTGCACAATTTGAATCTGATTTAATTAGAGTTCCATTGTTTAAACAAGCATACGAACATTTTATATCTGCAGGATTACCATTTACATCTAAATCAGGTTTAAACAGAATATTAAAAGCTCACTTAGACCCAGAGTCAAATGTTAAATTAAGTGATGACTTGTTTAAACAAGTACAAGATGAATACAACGCTATAAAAGATTTAGCACCAGACACAAAAGTAACAGAGAGAACAGTGCCTGTAAAAGTATTTGATAATGGAGACTCTCTGTCTATTATTGCATACTCGCCAGAAGGACAAAAAAGTATTGCTTATTTAAAAAGAATAGATAAATTAAATGACCAATTAACTTTTGACTTAAATATATACAATACAGAATTAAAAGTATTTGGTAAACAATCAGCAGTTGCAGACTATCGACTAGGTGATGATGGAAATAAGATAGGTGTTTATAATTTTAATGTTAAAAAATCAGAAGCAATTATAGATGGTGTTATACCTAGTAGAGACGCTTTAATAAATTCATTAAGTAAAACTTTAGATGAAAGTGTAAATGTAGAAGCATTGGTAGATGATGCTATAGAGTACCTTGCTAGTAACAAAGGTAAGTTTGATTTACCAATATCACGAAAAGAATTATATGAAATATTAGGTATTACAGGTACAGACTATAACTTAGTAGGATTACAAAAAGTATTACAAAGAGGAAAGTTATCAAAAAATGGAGATGTAGGTCCAAGTACATTAAACAGAGTTATAGGACCTAAAAAATCCAGACCTATACTCAGAGGTCAAAAAGAATTAGAAGATGCTATCGATAATGCTTTTGAATATGCAAACGCAAATCAACAAACAGGTTTTAGTATAGATTTAGGTACAAAAACAAACTATCATCAACCAGGTTATTATGTATCACCATATCCAAGTAAGTCACTTGTAAAAACTGGAACTTTAACTAGAGAAGAAATTTCTGATTTTATAATTAAACATAAAGCTGTATTAAAAAAAGAAGACCACTTTTTAGGTGGTTGGGTAGATGGAGATGTAATACATTTAGATGTGACTGTAAAAATTAAAAAAGGTGTAGCAGCACAAGTAGTAGATGGAACTGATGAAGCCTTAGCAAAAGCTCAATACTTAGCAATAATTGGTAAACAAAAATCTATTGGCAATGTTACCACTGCAGGTTATCAAGGTTCAATAGACAGTCAAGGAGCATCAGGTGCTTATGATATTATAAGAAGAGCAGGTCAGGATTTATTAATAGGTACACAGAAAAAATTCTTTTCTGCTAGAAAAGCAATTACTAAATCTGGTTCTGATGCAAAAGTAATTGGCAATGATGTATTAGAAGCTGCAGGTATAAAAGCAGTAGTAGACCAAAAAGCAGGAGTTGTACAAATATTAAAACCACAAACTAACCCAATACTAGGTCAAAGAACATTTAGTGGTGATTATCAATCAATGTTAGATTTGTCTGATATTAAATCTTCTACAACACCAAGAGTAATGTCATTTGAAGACTTACATGAAAGAGGAGTAGAGTATGCTTTTGAATTGCACTCTAGGTTGTTATATAACTTAACAGAAAGAGGGTTCTTTTCACAAGCATATAGAGTTGGTTTTGCTTTCTTTGAGGCATGGAGAGAGGTATTAGGTAGATATTATAATTTAAGTTTAGCTAATCCAAAAGCTGTAGCACAAATAGGATTTGGTTATAGAAAAGGTATGGAACATAATTTTATATATGAAGACCCTGCAGGAGAAAAATATCTTATTATTCCTGTAGGTGGAACACCATTTGAAGATTATGTTAAGACAGAAGGTAGAGGTGCATTTACAGATGATATGGCAGTTGCTGATTCTAAAATAATTGCTAAAAGAGGTATACCACTTAGTGCATTAAATGTTGGTGGTGGTGGACTGTTTCCACCTGTAGGACCTGCTATTGCTTTGCCTGTAGGTATTTTGCTTAGAGATAAACCAAAAGCAAAAAAGAATTTAGAAAAATATATATTTGGTGGATTTGAATTAGTAGGTGCTAGATATAATTCTGTTGAAGATTTACCAGGTATATTTCTTGAAACAACTATACCTTCTGTAGGAAAACAAATGATAAATGCTATAGCTACTAAGTTAGGAGTAGCAGGTTTAGACGAAGACCAATGGCTTTCTTCTGTAGACGCAGCTTATCAACACGCTGCAATATTAAGACCAGATTTAGCAGATGATGTTGTAGCACTAGAAGAAGTAGCTATGATATTAGCAGAAAATTATTTTCAATTAAAAGCATGGGATAGATTTGTTAATCCACTTATACCTAGACTGTCAGTCATGTATGCAATAGAGGGTAATGAAGTAGCATTTAAAGAGTGGTATGGAGAAAAAGGTGAAGACACTGGTTTAGTTTATAACAACTTTGTTGAGTTATCTGTTATACATGGATTTTATCAAGACATTAAAGATGAGTATGTTATGGCATTAGGGCAACAAGGTGAGTTCTATGCACTGCTTGAAGTAGCTAAATTATTAGGTTTAGACCAAAGAAATCTATCAGAAGGTTTTACTTCTGTAGCTTTACAAGTCAAAGGTAAGAATGTATCAGAGGGTGGAAGATTACCTAGAACAACACCAGAATACAATTTTGTATTAGATAATCCAGAACTTGCTGCTGAATATGGTCCTGTGTTAGTTTACTTTGCACCTGGTTTAGATGAAGGTGCAACAGAATATGGTGGAGTAAGTTATATATCTAACTTAGGATTATTTAGACCAAAAACACCTAATGAATTTTATTTATCAACACAAACATTTCTTGCCAGTGCAATAGAAAGTGCAACTAAAGATTACTGGTCCACTGTAATTGATAACAGTACAGTAGACCCAGGATTAAGAGTTGCTAGAAAAAAAGCTAAGTTTGCATTAATAGAAGCAGATTTAGCCAAGATGTTTCCTATGGCTTATGGTAATTCATCAGAATTAAATAAGGTATTAGGCTCTGATTATGAAACAGGAGTGCCAAATGATGTGCTTATAGATTATTTAGAAAGAGCTGTAAACGACCCAAGGTTTGTTAATTTAGATAACAGAGAAGAAATAGCATTATATTTAAACTATAGAGCACAAGCTATAGACGCAGTGGCAGATAAAAGAGGTTATCCTATAGAAGAAGATGCTATGAGATGGATTAGCACAAACGATTCTGTAGCTGCACAAGAAGTTAGAAATCAGTTGTTTACAAAAGCACAAGAAATAGGAAGAAATAATCCTAAATTTTTGGTAATATTTGAAGAGATATTCAGTTACGAATTAACTAAGTTTGGATTAGAGGAATAATATGTCAAATGGTACAACTACAACTACTACTCAACCTTTTGGTGGTGTAGGTAGTGGTGATGCAGCAAGTGGTGGTGGAGCTGATGAAGATTTTTACGCAAGAATTGAATCTATATTAGATGGAACAACTGCAAGTAATAAAACACCATTAGGTAATGGTTATCTAAAAGAGTATGAAATTCAATTAGAAAATCAAGACCCAACAAAAGAACCTACTGTAAAGTTAGTGCCTGTTGAAGAGTTCTTAACATCTGACGAATATCAAAAACAAAGAAGAGAATTACTTGGTCAAGGTGCTGCATACAACTATGTATATTTTCCACCAGACATTGGAGCACAAGCAAGAATGCAAACACCATACATTAGAGTACAAACTAAAAATTTATTAGCTGCTGCAGGACTTATAGATTTAAATAAAACTGTAGGTGCAGAAATAGATAATGAATATCTTAAAGGAATAAAAGCTGCTATGGAGTTTTCTATGAACAATGGTGGACAAATGTCATGGGTAGCAGGACTAAAAATATTAGCAAGTGCAACACAAGGTTCACAGCTATCAGCACTAGGTGGTGGATATAGTTTTGGTGATGAAGCGTTAAATGAGTTTGTTGACGAAATGGTAAGTAAAGCAGAAACAAGAAAAGGTGCACCATTGTCAAACTATGAAAAACAATATATTACAGCTAAATTAACTGATGGACCTGCAGAAGAGTTTAAACAATCACTTACAGGATTAGCAGCAGGAACAGCACCTACTTTAGGTTACGACATACAAACTGGTCAAGCAATCCAAACACCAGGTACAGAATCTGAAGAACCAAATATAGATATTCTTACAGAAGGTGGACAAGATGTATTAGATGAAATATTTGAACCTAGAGAAGAGATGCAAAGACAAGCAAATGTAGAAGACCAAACATTCTATAGGATGCAAAGAAACTTAGCAGGATTAAAAGCTGCTGAATCGCAACCAGTACAAAGGATTACATAATGGAAATGGAAATATCACCTCCTGCAATAGAGGTTATAAAAGAATATGAGACTTTACAATTAACAGCATATCAAGATGGAGAATCTGTATCTATTGGTTATGGACATAGTAATTTAAGTGGTGGTGAACAATTTGAATTAGGTGACACAATTACAGAAGAAAAAGCTAATGAATTGTTGTTAGCTGATTTAGAAGAAATTGAAAGAATTGTAAATCAAAGAATGAAAAATTATAATGTAACATTTACCCAGGGTCAATATGATGGCATGGTAGTAGGAACATTTAATAGACCAGAGGAATTAAAATCAAAAAGTTTATATGAGACAGTATCTAGTGGAGACGCAGATGCTATTACTGAAGTTTGGAATAACACTGTATCAGATAAAGATAAAGAAAATTATCCTGGTTTAGTTGATAGACAAACAGCAGAACTAGGTTTGATAATACCTAAACAAGAAGTAACAACAGATACTACAGCTACTATAGAAGGAGAACCAAATCCAGATTACGAATCACCACAAGGTAATGTGCCAGGCTTTGACCCAAGCCAACCAACCAAAGCACAGAGAGTTTCTACACCACCTTTAAATGAATCACAAATGTATGAGTACACATCACAAGTACCACTAGCTGCACAAAATACAGCTTATGGTAGAGTTAGACAGATGTTAGAAGCACAAGTAAACAAACAAAAAAACCAAGCAGGTCACCCAGTTACTCCTGGCGTAGGACCAAAAGTACAAATTGCACTGGACGAAGCATTAAAAATTGCATTTAAATTGTTAGGTAGATAATGAAATCTATTGACGAAATATTAGATGAAAAAGATGCTAAAGCAAAAGCATCACCAAGAATAAACAAAGAAGAAAGTCGTAAATTAGCAGCTAAATATAAAAATATTTATGGCATCTGAACAAGTAATAGCAGCAAGAGAAACAATACTAAATGAATTGTTAGATGGTCTAATAAGAGCACCAGAAGGCATGACTTCAGCACAAGCCTTTAGACAAATGGCATTAAAAATATTTATGGAAAACGATATACACCATAGAGATTTAGTAAATATAATTTCAGATTTTATGAAAGAGTCAGTAAAAACTGCAAAGTTTTCTACAAAAGAAATACAAAGAAGATTTATTCAATACTATGAAGATGTACACGAACTAACAAAAATAGAAAAAAATACTTTTAATTTTTACAGAGAAGCAACCACATCACGACAAGCAACTGAGGCTTTAAAAAATAATTTTGAAAAAATAAATGTTAAAAATTTAGAAGAATTTTTTAAAGCTAAATTAAAACGAATGGCAAACAATTTTCCAGGTCTTTCAAAAAAGAAACTTGCAGAGGAATTATTTAATGCAGTTTTACAAGATTTGTGTTTTTCAGAATTTGGTCGTGATATAAGACATGTATTTCCAGAAAGTCTTGAACAAAGAGTAATGATGAATCATGGTGATGAGTTAATAGAATTACTAGAAACAGGCAATACTCAGAATGTAAAACTTGATGTAGAAATGCCATGGGATTTTGTTCCTAGTGATGAAGCTATAACAGGTGTAAAAAAATATTATGAACCACCAAAAAGTGTTCAACAATGGCGTGATATGCAAAGAGCATTTATGCAAGAATTTCCTAACAAAGCTAGAGAATATATCTTAGGAAGAAATGTATTCCATAGAGAATCAACTAATAGACGAGGTGTAATGGACCATGATTTTTATTATCAATACATGGGTCTAAATCAAGTAGATGAAGCTGTTCCTATGGTTTATCTTGTAGAAAAATTACTTGGAGATTTATATGAAGCAACTGAATCAAGACTTGCAAATCAATATTTTGCTGCTGCTATGGCAAGAGAAGGTTTAGATGCAGATTTAGATATGACCACAAGAGCTAGAGAGATAGGTCTTGAATCAAGGGCTAGAGCAAGAGAAGTAGTAAAAGCACAATGGGATGGTGCTGTAGGAAATAAAGAGATAATACAAGTTGAATCAGCTCTACCATCATTCTTTGATGTTTCATCAGATGGAAAGCGTGGTAGATGGTTAGGTACAGATGGGTTATTTGGTTATGGTGTATCAGACGAAGGTTTAACAAGAGGAAGAATATATGATGAAGTAATAGAAATAAGAGATGGAATAGTAACACCAACAGAAATAGACACACCTACAGGTGTAGTAGATGTAGACACACCTACAAATGTATTAGAGACATTTAACACAGAAGATTATAAACCTTTTAATATTGAAGTAGTAGACCCTGCAGGTTTACACATGATTCCTTCTAAGAATTTAGTAAGTACATTAAAAGACAATGGTTTAAAACTATTAGTATTGGAAGATGGTAAATTAGTTGAAAAAGGTTTAATCTATCTTGTAACTGAAGCAATCCCTCAAGGTCAACAATTAACAATATATGTTCCTAAAGATTTATCTGGGGTAGAAGGTTTTCAAGAACCTAGTAAAGGATTTAAAGCAGTTCTTGGTAGAGGAACATTAAGAACTATGGATGACACTAGCATATCTATATTTAGTGATAGAGTCAGAAATGTAGCACAAGAATTTCACAGTGTAATGGGATTAGATGCACCAGAGTTTAAACCTATAATGGTATTTAATGATGAGATAGGTGCTGCAGCAGCAGATATATTTCAAAACTTACCAATGTTTGACGAAGCTGCAATACCTTTGTATAAAAAATTTATACAAGAAACTAACATGCAATATCAAATGTTGTTAGATGCAGGTATTGAATTTGAATTAGTTGATGTAGACCCATACACACCTAACAAAGCAGGTCATCAACTAATGATAGCTGATATGGAAAATGGTAAATTAAAAGTATTAGCTACATCACAATCATTTGGTGATGGAGCAACAAGTAATTTAAATCCTATGTTATCTGAATCAAGATACCAAGATGTAAATGGAAGAATAATGTTAGAGAATGATGTCTTTAGAGCTGTACATGACACATTTGGACATGGTATGAGAGGTAATACTTTTGGTCCAATAGGTGAGTACAATGCATGGTTAGCTCATAAAGAGATGTATTCTCAAGACGCTAGAAGAGTTATGACTACAGAAACATTAGGACAAAATACATTTACAAACTATGGTCCACACATGAGAGATGCTAATGGAAACCTACTAGGTAGGGCAGACGCAGGATATATACCACCTGCTGATAGACCATTTGCATCACAAAAGGTTGCAATAATGCCTGACGAAATAATAGAAGTTGCAGGTACTACAGTAGATGATGCTGCTGATATTGTTACACAAGATGGTGTAAATAAAACTGCACAACTAGCAAATACAAATCCAGAAATATCAAATAGTTTATGGAACACTTCTAAAAAAGTTGTTGGTAAATTATTTAATACAGCAGCAGGAATTGCAGACCCAGGAGATGTAGTTATTACACAAGGTTTAGCAAGAACATTGCCTAGAATAGGTCTAGCAGCAATAGCAGCACCTGCACTGTATGCTTATATATTTTATGAATTGTCAGTATTAACTGTAGATGCAGCTCAGGCATTTGACAAAGGATTGAAAGCACAGAATATAGAATTGTTGGATTACGATAATACTAATCCTGATATAGATTGGAAACAATTAGGTAAAGATACATGGTCAGAGTTTGGTGATATATCTGACACATGGTCGTTGTCATGGAAGATAAGTGAACCTATAATTGATTATGCTTTCAATGAAGCTGCTACACTAATGGAAAACAGGTAAACATGGCATTAACAGCACAAGAACGAAGACAGTTACTAATAGATTTAGTTAGTGGTCGTATATCTCAAGAAGAATATAACTCAATAATGCAATATCAACTAAGAAGAGACGCACAAACAAGTCAAGGTATGACACCTCTTCCATTAACAGAAGCAGAAAAAAGATTAATTCAAAGAGCTAACTCTGGTAGAAATACAACAGTAACTCCTACTACATCAGCAGACCAAGTTATACCACCACAAAGTGAATTTGGACCTTCTACACCTATAAACCCAGAAACAGGATTTCCATACGAAGGTGGTGAAATGGGAGTAGATGAAGCAAAAGCATTTGAACCATACATTGACACACTTGATGATATGGGTGAACAAGAAAGAAAAATGTTTGAAGAAGCACTTGAAAACCAAAACAACCAAGGTAGTGGTAGTGGTGGACCTAAAGCTAATAAATATAATTTATTAGGACAACTAGGACCAGAAGGTGAAACAAATCCAGATGCACCAGAAGCAGGACCTTATGTTTATGATAATCCACCAGGTGAAGGAGATAACCTAGGGTTAGATGCACAAGGAAATCCAATAACAGAAGCACCAAGCACTGGTGGTGGTGGTGGAGATGGAACTGATACAGGTAGTGGAACAGCAGATGACCCACAAAGTTTTGTTAACAGTCAGATATGGGAATACAATGGCGAAAAACATGTAGTTTGGCAAGTGCCAAATACAATGATGTTCATGCGTTACCTTGCATCTGATAGCGAATTAGATATGTTATACAGTGGTAGGCAAAGACCTGATGTTGTACAAGCAACAGATGAAATGTGGACTAGCTCAGTTTATTTTGGAAATGTTAGAGAACTAGATGAAAAAGTAATTACACAAGGCATGAGTCCATTTTTTGGATTTGTAGATAATTTTGAAAAAGCAACATTAGGTAGACCATGGTTAAAAACAGATAACGAAATGTTTGCGTTATGGGTAGAGGGATATGTAGAAGATAGAGATATTACTACAGAGGAATGGTCTAATACTGATTGGTGGAACAATAGCACTAAAGAGGAAAGAGATTGGTTAGTTACATCTAAAGGTAGAGGTATTGGAGATGCAGATTTTCCTGCTGATGCAAAAAGAACTCTTGAACAAAATAGAATTTTATATTTAGAAACAATGAAAAAAGCAGGTATTGCTAATGCAGATAAGATTAGAGATAACAATGGTAATTCACTTGCTGAATGGTTTGCTGACAAAGTTACCTTTGGAACTTTTGATGCAGTAAAAGCAGCAGAACAAATAGATGCTTTGTCAGATAGAACATCTGGTATACAAGTAGACGAAAGAATAAGTACATGGCTTGAAGGCAAAGGTGAAGTAGACCAAACTAGAGCAGGTTATGCTACAGCAAGAAGTTTAGTATTAGAATGGTTAGGTCCAGTGTATGGTGCTATAGATGAAACTAAATTAGAAGAGTATGCAAGTATTGTTAGAAATGCTGAAAACCCAGACATAGGAGCTGATTTATTAAGAGAAGAATTAAAAGCACAAAGAAAAGTATTATTTAATTCAGATATTTATGATGAGAATTTAACTTATAAACAAATTGCAGCACCATGGCAAAACTATTCCTTTCAGTTCTTAGGCGAAAGAATAGATGAAACATCACAGAACTGGTTAAATGTTTTATTATCTAATGACCAGAACATGGCAGACAAAGAACTTACAGCTTATGGTTTAAATAACAATATAGAAAAAGTAGTAGAATCTTTAGCAGATAATGTAGCACAATCAGTAGGTGTATCTGAGTCTGGAGTGCAGAGAGGGTTTAGTACATAATGGCAAACATAACAGTAGCAGGATTACAAAATCTAAAAAATAGAACGAAAGAAAAATTTGGTAATTTATTGCCAGACGAATTGTTAAACATATATGTAGCTGCTTTTGTTGATTCAGGTAATGACCCTGAACAAGCTATAACTGCAGTAAGAACTTCTAATGCTTATCAAAATATTTATCCAGGTAATTTAAACCCAGATGGTGTTACTACAAAATATACAGAAGCAGAATACTCACAATTAATAGATGGTTACAAAAGAAAGTTTGAAGCGTTAGGTATCAATGCAGATGTAGTATTAACTAACGAAAGAAAAAAACAATTAGTAGATAATGTTGTATCACCTAATGAATTAGGAACTAGGATTGATGCTGTATATTCAAGCATAATAACTGGAATACCAGAAGTAAAAGAATTTTACTCAAGAAATTTTGGTAGAACATTAACTGATGCAGAAATAATTGCTAGTGCTATTGACCCTAAAGTAGGTGAAGGTATTATATCAGGCACTATTTCAGCAAAAGATATAGTTTCACAAAATGTTGTTAGAGCACAAATAGGTGGTCAAGCATTATTAGCAGGTACAGAAATATCTATAGAAGCAGTTGAAGCATTAAGACAACAAGGAATAGACCCTGGAGCTGCTAGGGAAGCATTTAATCAAGTTCAGAATATACAACAAGCAGCGTTAGCACAAGGCAGAGATATACCAGAGGTACAAGATATTGTTGAAGGATTACAACTAGGAGATATGGAAGACCTTACGAATATATCTAATATACTTAGACAACAAGCATCACAAAGTTCTGCAGTAGCAGGAGCAAGACAAACACAACAAGGACAAGTTACTGGTCTTACAGAACAATAGTTGTTTAAACAACTTGCATCCTTTTCAAATATGATATAATAAACTCAAGCCCTGTAGATAGGTCTGGGGGTTAAACTTGACCTTCGTTTTGTATTCGGTCTTGATGCCTACTTACAAGACCTGTCAAATAAAAATAAGTAGTGTAAAAAAAATAGGCAGAGATAACTCGTACATCTCTTGTAAAAAAAAGTATGAAGTAAGGACAATAGAATAATGGCAGAAGAGCAAATAAACTCAGACACTAGCGATAAGAACTGGAAAGAGATGAGAGAAAAACTCGAAACTTATGAAGGTATAATCGCAGAATTTGAAGCAAAAGAAAGACAAAGCGTGTTTAAACAAGCAGGTCTTGACCCTTCAAAAGGTGTAGGAAAAGCAGTTGATATGATGTTTGAAGGTGACTTAACAGTCGATAACCTTAAGCAATATGCAACAGAAGAATTTGGAGTTGAATTTGGGCAACAAGACAGAATACAAGATAATGTTAAACAGAGTCAGGTAGAACAAAGTCAAAATCGCCTAGAGAATATACAACAAAGTTCTGTAGCAGACCTTTATGATGAAGATGTAGTATCACAGATTCGTGAGGTTGAGCAAAAAGGAACAATCAGACAATCTATAACTGCAAAACTCAATGCTATGGAAGTAGATAGCAACTAAAAGTTTAAATCTTCTTCCAAATAAAGTAACAGTAAATAATTTATAGGAGAAGAAAATGGCAGAAATTACAGGGTTAAACGCAAGTACCCCAATTTACGCACAAGACATTAATAACTTCACTGGTGAATTGTTTAAAGTTGGTGGTCAAAGAACTCCATTGCTTTCAGCAGTTGGTGGTTTGAATGGTGGTAAAGTATTAAACTCTACATACTGGCAAGTCCAAGTAGAAGATAATGCAACAGTTTCTTCTGAACCTACTAAAGGTCAAGAAGGTGCTGCACCTACAGAATATCTCGGAAGAGACAGAGCTGCATACACCTATGTAACTCAGATTTTCCATAAAGGTGTTCAAATGACATACACAGCTTTAGCTTCAACAGGCAACCAAAATCCATTTACTTTATCTGCAGCTATTACAAATCAATCTGATGGTGATGGAACAACAACAGCAGGTACAGCACAAGGATTATTTGGTGGAAACCCAATTAATGATGAGTTTGCATTGCAACTCGAAAAAGCAATGGAAAAAGTAGCAAGAGAAGTTGAGTGGTTTGCATTCAATGGTTCTTTCTCAGATGGTGCTAATGTTACCCCAGGGTCAGGAACTAGAGAAATGTATGGTCTTGATGTATGGATTACATTAAACAAAAACGCCTCAAACTCTGCAGCAGTAAACCCACTAGGTGGTAACTGCTACTACAACGACACAGATGGTGATGGAACAGGTACAGCACAAGTAATCAGTTTCAAAACTATTTCAGGTGCGTTGAAGAGGATGTATGACAACCATGCACCAATGAAACAACCTGTTCTCTGTGTTAGCCCACAACAATTACTAGACCTTAACAACGAACTTGTTAAAGGAACAGTTGATATAGCAGGAGCAATCATTCCTAGAGATAGAAATGTTGCAGGTATAGATATTGATACAGTCATTACACCATTTGGTTCAATCGGACTAATGGTTATTGACCCAGATATTATGCCAACAGGAACTGCTTTCATCTTAGACCTAGCTTACATACAACCAGTATTCACCAATATCCCAGGATTTGGTACTGTGTTTGTTCGTGACTTAGACCAAGATGCCAACGCTAGAATTGGTAAAGCAATCTATATGGAGATGGGATTTGAATTTGGTCCTCCTTCATACCATTGCAAGATTCAAGCAGTAGCTTAAAAAATAATTGTAGAACTTTGGGAGTAGCTCCACCTGCTCCCATTGTTCTGCTATAGTTAGGAATAATATGATACAATCAAAATTAGCTTTAATAGATGTTTCAGCAGATAACAATGATTCTTTAGGCGTTGAAGCCGAAGGTATGTTACTTTGTGGTATACAATTTCCTGCAGCTATGACAGGTACAGCAATTACATTTGATTTTTCTTTAGACAACAGCACATGGGTTGATGTTAAAGAAACAGATGGAACTGAAGTACAATACACAGTTTCAGCAGGTGATGTTGTAAGAGTAGACCCTAGTGGTTGGGCTTTTGCAAGTAATGGTTATCTAAGAGTTTCATCTAATGGTACAGAAGCAGCAGACAGAAAAATAATTTTACACTTTAGACATAGTTAGGAGATACAAATGGGTATGCTCTTAATGATAAAAGAAGGTAGGACTCTTGCAATAGAGAGTATTGCTACTCCACAAGAACCTATAGAACCATCAGCACCTATCGTTGACCCAAACAATACTGCAAATGATGGGCAATTTGGAATAGCTGCATTTGGACAAGCAATCTTTGCTGCTGAATCAGTAGAGGAAGGTGCTGCATAATGAGTACAAACATATCAGGATTAATAGACAGAGTTTATAGAGAATATCTTGAACCTATGGATGATGTAAATTCTTACACTACATTAGCTGCAGGAGTTAACAACTCTATAACTACAATTACATTTGCAGGTGAGTTATTAACTCAAGAAGAAAAAGATGCTATGGATGCAGGAACAATTATTGAGTGTGATAAAGAACTTATGCGTTGTGTGTCTCTTGATACAGTAAACAATTCAGTAGTTGTCGTTAGAGGTGTTAGAGGTACAGATGCAGCAGAACATTTAGAAGGAGCAGTAATAAAAATTGCACCTCCATTTCCTAGACAAGTTGTATTTGATGCTGTAAAAGACCAGATAAATAATTTATTTCCTACACTGTTTGCAGTAGAAACACAATCACTTACAACAGGAACAGGATATACACTTATAGGTAGTTACGATAGTCCTGGAACACATAACTATATAGTTTCAATACTTAGTGCTATATCACAGTACACAGATTTTAGTGTAGGTTCAGATACCACTGGTGTTAATTTTGCTCCTGTAACTTCGTCACTTGTTGAATTACCTAACCCATTTACATATACAGATGCAGATGGAGTATCAAGAACAATAACATATACCACAGGACCATCTGTTGTACATGCAATACAGTTTGCAGGTATATCATCAGGGCATACAGCACATGTAACTTTTAAAAAGAAATTTATAGAACCAACTGCAGAGACAGACACACTAGCAACTATTGGTTTAGAAACAGAATACGAACCTATTATTATGGCAGGTGTTGCTGCACAGTTGATGGCAGGTAGAGATGTACCTGCTGCTACAGCAGATTATATAACAGACCAGTTATCAGTATCTAGTTTTCCAGTTAACAGTGCTAACAGTATTAGAAACTCTTTGCTACAGTATCAACAACTATTAATCAATCAAGCTAGAAAATATTTAAGAGCTAAATATCCTGAAGCAGTTTCTGTTGATGGAATGGTATATGGAATACAGGCATAATGCCAAGGTTAACTACCCAAGCAGAAATATCTAATCCTCAAAGAAAAGGATATGACTTTCGTATAGACAACCAGTTGTATAGAGCTGCAATATCTGGTGATAGACAGATGACTATACAATCATCTGATGTAAATGAACAAGGAGTTAATGTAAAACAAAATCCTGAAGACTTTACATCTAACTTAGGTAGAATATTTTCCAGAAATAATTTTAGTGGTGGCTCTAACTTAGATACTGCACACAGGGCAAATGGAACAGCACAAGATGTAACAAGATTTTGGGATAGTGAATGTGTAGATGTTTTTACTTCTGATTTAGGTAAAGGTTACAATGTACAATTACTACACACAACTGAATCTAAACAAGCGTTATCTTCTGCTGTAAGTCACATGGCAGTGGTTGGCACAAGAGTATATGTATCTGATGATGAAACATTGTACAAGTCTGATGATGGAGGACACAACTGGAGTACAGTTACAGAAGGATTAACTGCAGGTTATCAGATAAAAGGATTAGCAGCTCATGGAGATTTGCTTTATATAACTGCTAACAATGGTTCTGCAGGTGAGATAGAAACATTAACAAGTGGTGGTACATCAACACAGAAGATGTCTGCAGCAGCTTACGATAAAATATTTTCAGTTAAAGGACAGTTCTTAGTCACAATAGGTAACGCTATACACGCTTATGATGGTAATACTACAGTAGGTTCTGCTATAATAACACTTCCATCAGGTCAAACATTTACAGATGTAGCTGATGTTGGTGCTGTTGTACTAGCTACTGCTACTGATGGCAGAATATATTCAATCAAAGATATAGCAGGAACATTTACTGCTAAAGGTCAAACAGAAATATCAGGTGAACAACCAACTTGCATTGTTGAATCGCAGGGAATAATTTTTTATGGTACAAAAGATGTACAAATAACTGGTAATAAAGTTATAGGAAGATTATATCGTGCTGCTTTGACAGTTGCAGATGATTTATATGTATTGTCTGGAAATCAATTAATAAAAGAATGGGATGCAGATAATATAGACAATTCACCTAGTGCTTTGTTTACAACTAGAGACAGTGTATATACAGGCATAAAAGAATCTGGTAGTACAAGTTATTTATGGAGATACTATTTACCAACAGGTGGTATTGCTAGATATTACAAAGCAGGTGTAGGTGCAACTATACAAAATATAAAATTAGTAGATGAGAAATTTTTATTTACTGTTACATCAAGTGGCGTGTTTAAACAATCATCTAATTTTGAAGAAGAAGGTTATCTTATAGCACCTCCTGCAGATTTTTTTACAGCAGAAAATAAACAATATGTAGAAGCAACAGCAGAAGTAGAAGAATTAAGTAGTGGTGAAAGTGTAGAGTTACATTTGTCTAACAAGTATGAAGCTATTAATGATAGCAATGATGATTCATGGGATTTAGAAGCAGATATTAGAAGTGGAACTGGTGAAGAAAATGTACAGCTATCAAGAGTAGGTAGATATATAGCTGTAAAAGTTGTATTAAAAAGCACTACATCTAGTTCTAGTCCAAAGTTTAAAGCATTTCAAGTTAGAGCTTTAGCAAGACCAGAGCTTGTAGTTGTACAGATACCAGTAAATATATCTGATAGAGTAGAGAGACCATACAGAAAACCAGTTAAAGTTAAAAATTTAGGTGAAACAATATATCAATCTTTAAAAGAAAAAGAAGGAATGCCTGTAACTTTAGAAGTGTATGACCCTGCAGAACTTATAAGAGGTGTTGTAGAAAATATTACTTACCCAATAATAAGTAATCCAAACATTGGCAGCGTAACTCAATATGCTATACTAACTGTCAGAGGTACAAGACAAACAACCTTTAGTCAAGTTACTACAGGTGATGTCTTCGCTGTTAATAAATATGGAGTAATGAGATTTGGATAATAAACACACTGTTTAAACAAATAGTGTATAATGGAGAAATATGGTAGCCAGAGAAACGAATATAGTAAACGCCTTTGAAACCACATTAGCTGCACAATTAGCTAGTGGTGGCACATCAATGAACTTAGCAAATGACCCAGGAATAGATAGTCCTGCGTATTTTGTTATTGACCCTGATAGCGACAGTAACAGAGAGGTAGTATTGTGGACATCTGGTACTAACCATGCTGCAGCTACAATTACTAGAGACATAGACTCTAAACATGGAACAGACCCAACACACGCATCAGGAACAAAAGTAAGATTAGCTGTAGTTAAACAACACATAGATGAAGCACATGATGCTATTCAACAAGGTTTTGTATTAGAAGATGGTGATGGCACAG